GAAGAAGGACCGGGGTCACCACTATATGCGGACACATCAACATCAACATCAACATCAACATCAACATCAACATCAACATCAACATCAACATCAACATCAACATCAACATCAACATCATCATCAACATCATCATCATCATCATCATCAACATCATCATCATCATCATCATCATCATCATCATCATCATAAACAAGTTGATCATCATCCTCTGGTATTGCTGGTAAAGGCTGTTTGCCTTTGCCTTTGCCTTTGCCTTTGCCTTTGCCTTTGCCTTTGCCTTCACCTTCACCTTCATCTCTTGGTGTGCCGTCTCTCCAAGATTTTCTTTTTTTTAAAGAAGTAATTCCAGGTTCTTCAACTTTTAAAAAATACATTAAATTTTCTGTATGGGCTTTTATATTAATTTGTAGATCTCGTAATGCATCATTAAAAGAAATATCAATTTCCTTTTCAGGGTCTTTAATTGTTTTCTGATATATTCTAAGTTTTTGACGAGTTTTTTTTATATCATCTTGTCTATTCTTTATTATTAATTTTTTTTCATTAATAGTATTTTCTATAGCTTGTATATTACTAATATCCCCATTTTTTTTAAATTCTTTTTTTAATTCTGTTAATTCTTTTAATTTTGCTGCTTCTTTTATTATTATATCGTTTTTCTCTTTAATTTCTTTATCAGTCTTTTCTATACTCTTTTTTATATGCTCTATCTTTTCTTCGCGTAATTTTTCCACTCTTAGTTTTAATGTAATAATAAAAATGTTTACTGCGTCTCTTACTTTGCTCATTAGTGCCGTATTAGATTTATCTTTTAAATAAGGGTCGCTTACTTCAACCCTTTCTATTGTAAATGCTTTTTGTTTTTTATCAAAAGTTTGAAACTTTGTAATAATGGCTTCTACATTTTTTAATGATATTTCGCACGACGCCAAAGTGCTCCTTATAATATGATTTCCTGGATCATATTTATCTTTAATTTTTTCCATAAACTTCTTAATTGCATTTTTTCTATTTTCAAACTTAACAGATATTTTTGATCTCCAATCTTCAACCATATTTTTAATTTCTTTCAAATGAGTCAACGAAGTCTCAAAAGATGCTTTATAAGATGCTATTGTACTATTGATAATCCCATCAGCTTTAGTTGATCTACTAACATCGAATTGCATAGATAGCTTCTTCACCGCTTCCGTATTTTTCTTAAATGCTACTTGAAATTCTGAAGAATAGACTTCAACACTATTTATATCAGCATCCATCTTTGCAAGCATAGCAACATATTTTTCTGTATCTAACTCTATCAAAGAAGACTCAAATATTTTTGTTATAATTAGTTGAAAGTCTTTGGCGTTTTTATCTTGTATAAAAGTACCTGGGTCTGATAAATCTAAACCCTCAAATGTGTCAATAAAAAATGTCTTATCAATTTTGATATCTCTGTTTTCGTCTGTAAAACATAGATATATAGTTGTATTAGTTTTACCACCAACTACTTCAGAGCTATATAATAGCCCAGAGCTATTTGCTACTATATTATTTGTACTATCTGATGTACTCATATCAATATCCTTATCAGGCAAGGTACCACCAGAAGCACCCTTGCGACCGCCAGAAGCACCCTTGCGACCACCAGAAGCACCCTTGCGACTACCAGAAGCACCCTTGCGACCACCAGAAGCACTCTTGCGACCGCCAGAAGCACTCATATCAATACTACTATTACCGGAAGAGGTACCTTTATAAGTATCTGGAGTAACGGGAGTAGGTGGACCATCTTGGTAAACTGGAGTACCTGGCGGACTACCATATGGAGTTTGAGAACCCGAAGAAGCTTGAGAACCCGGAGAAGAAGCAGCTCGAGAAGCCTGAGAAGAAGCTTGAGAACCCGGAGAAGAAGCTCGAGAACCCGAAGAAGCAGCTCGAGAAGCCTGAGAAGAAGCTTGAGAAGCCGAAGAAGAAGCAGCTCGAGAAGCCGGAGAAGAAGCAGCCTGAGCAGAAGGCACGGGATAGGGAACACAAAATTTAAAGAACTTTACCAAAGCCTGTATTCTTGTTAATCCAACAATTAAAGGAGCTACTCTCCAATATATTTTATCATATAGTTTATCACTGTCGCATTTTGTATCTCCTACGCCTATAACTACATTACAATTTAAAGCCTTCGCTGCTTTAAATGCAGACCTATCGCAAGTTAAAAATGCAGTATCGTTTTGTGTTTCTATTGTTATTACATCGCCTTCATTGTCTATAAATGTATTACATCTTCTCTGGTTATCTATATCCTGCTGATCTGTAAATTCAGTATTATGATACAAGCATTGTATAAATTGCAGAGAATCTCCCATATGTTTAATAAACAGAGATATATCCGCAGCCTCTTGTTCAATAAATCCATTCCTATGTAAATATATCAATAAAGCATCCAAATCTTTCATTGTTAATCGTTTTACAACACTAGGAACCGTAGATATCCCGTTCGAACCAAACTGTACTTCAATACCAACATTTGCACCATTTGGTATATCTTGTTTCTTAACAGTTAATACAATTTTATTAGCAGCATTTATAGTTATTTCTATATCAATTGTATTGAGGGAAATATAAAAGCTTTTTAATGCTTTTATAGCAGGATTGATAATATAAGTTAATTGATGTTTGAATACCTCAGAATGTTTCTCTATTTTATAGGCGTCGTATATACCACCATTAGAGTGTTCAGCCGAATCCAGAACGCTGCTAATATTAGGTATTATAAGCAATTTATCATCTGAACGCCAAGCTTCAATCTGTGCTTTTAAGCCTGAAGGAGTAGTATCATGAATTGAATATGTATTTACAACAAGTCTATAATTATCGGGTTTTAAAAAATCGTTACCAGTTATTATAGCTGCTGGATCAAGAAGTAAGGCTGCAAACTCATTATCGGTCATTTTTTGATATATTGGTAAATGTTGTAAACATATTGTAGTTAAAACAGGCTTTGCGCGATTTTTATCAGATAGATCTTTGTATAAATCTTGTCGAAAAATACTGGAAAATTCAACAACTCTGTGTTGAGGTAATTTTCCCTGACCTAAAAAAGTTTCCATCTGAGTCTTTAGAGTAGAAATAAATTGATGATTTAATTCTTTTACAGGTCCTAAATTAGAATTATAATTAGATGTGGGTTTACACAAAGGTAATGTAAACCCACCTTTTTGCTTCATTCCACCATTCTTTCCCTCTCTCTGCTCATTTTCTTGTTTTAATTTATTATAATTAATGTAAAAATATAATAAATCAAAAAGGTCTTCGATACAATTTTTATAAACCAGTTTGCGATAGAATACAGTAGCATTGTAATACTGTGTATAATCGCTATTAAAATGTATTTTACAATTTTCTCTAAAAATCTTATATAGCTTTCGGTTTTCCACAACCTCTTTTTTTTGAATATTACTGTGTTCACCTGTCCCAATTGATTTACTCACTGATGCACTCGCCGATTTACTCACTGATGCACTCGCTGATCTCTTATCTGATGCACTTGTTAGCGAAGTCGCTGATTTAGTCGCTGATCTCTTATCTGGTGCACTTGTTGGCGAAGTCGCTGATTTAGTCGCTGATTTAGTCGCTGATCTCTTATCTGATGCACTTGTTAGCGAAGTCGCTGATGCACTCACTGATTTAGTCGCTGATCTCTTATCTGATGCACTTGTTGGCGAAGTCGCTGATCTCTTATCTGATGCACTTGCCGATCTCCCTACAATAGCTTCTATGCTACCATTATTTCCTTTTTTTAATGAAGAATTAACAGCCCTACCTCCATTTATAGGAAGTAAAAGCGAAGTCTGTTTATTATATAAAGGCAAAAATTTATTAGCTCTTGATAATATGAATATTATACGATTAATTACAAAACCATATATGATATCATCATCTCCTGTATAAGAATAATTAGTATCAGCCTTGATATTTTTACTAATATTATGTATTAAATCTCCAAAAACATTCGTAACTATTAATAAATCTTCTGTTATTTTTTTTTCAATATTACTCTTGACCATAAAATAACACCTTCTCTTACATATATTTTATATTTTATATTTTATACTTCTTTTTACAGTTATTGACAATAGCAAGTAGAAGTCTATCAATAGAGCTTATATGCTTTTTATTTTTAGATATAAAAATTGATATATGAGGATATATACATCCTTGTATATCTGAATATCATTAAAATATGGTACTAACACATATATTTCATTTATCCGATTTACATATCAGGAATGGCGATAATACTTATTCGCGATATGAAGAATATAAAGAAGTGTTCAAGAATACCATAGTATCTATTAAAAAACAAGTAGAAGTCTTAGAGCTACCTTTTGACAACTTTATTATAGTTATTACGGGAGATATTTTTCATAATAAGAATGTAATTGGTAATTATGGCCTCATAATGTATCGCAAGTTTATCCAGGCATTATCTGATGTCGGTAGGACTTATATTATTTCAGGAAATCACGATTATGATCAGAGTGATATCAATAAGCCTTCGCTCGTTTATTCTACTACTTTTGCTATTCCTAATGTATTTGTATTAAATACGACGACCTCATTTATCATAGACGATATAGGTATATCTTTTGTTAGCATAGACGAAACATTGGATAATTATAGAAATAGCGGGAGATTACAAGATTTGCCTCCATTTCCAAGTATCTCAGGTAATGTAAGGTATAAACTTGCACTATTTCACGGTTCTTTCGCCGCTGCTAAACTTTACAACGGAAAAACAGTAGAAGACACTTTCAACCCTTACCCCTTAGAGTGGGTGAGTGATTTTGATTATGTGCTTTTAGGAGACATCCATAAAAGACAAGTATTCTCTTATAAAAACAAAACAATTTGTGGATATGCCGGGAGTTTAATTCAGCAGAACTTTGGAGAAGACATAGTAAATCACGGCTATCTCATATGGGACTTATATAACAAAGACATTAAAAAGGTAAATGTCTATAACGACAAAGGCTTTATCAACATTAGAGAAAGCGACGATAACAAAGATATTATGATAAGGATTAATGGAAAATATGAGAAAAGGCTTGAAGATTATATAAGAGACAATATAGATATAATTCCTAAAAACTTAGATATCAAAAGGTTCTCTAATATTAACATATTCAATCTCAAGAGCATCTTGGAAAAATACAATATCAAATATGTAATTACAGAGAAGATAGACAATTTCAATAACTTCGCACATAATGAATCGCTGAATACCTCAGGTATCTCGGATACCATAGCTGCCGACATATATTCGTCGTGTAATGAAGAAATTATTAATAATGATGCTCTGATAAACTATTTTAAACCCTTGCTTACACCAGATAATCTCTCGTCGCTAAATAAGATTATTAATGATAAGGAATTATTATTGATAGATGTCGACAATTATCCTGAGGAATTGCGTGAAGAATGCTTAAAGATAAATAAAGAAATTATGGCTGTAATAAATACTTGTAATATTACTGATGATACCACGATAACACCTAAATCACTCTATAAAATAAGATATCTTGAGTGGGAAGGATTGTTATGCTATGAAAATAAAAACTGGTTAAATATGACCGATTTAGATAGCAAAATATTTATGGTCAAGGGACAAAATGGAACCGGGAAATCTGCTATTTATGACATATTGCTCTTGGCGATTTGGGGAGAAAACACGAAAAAAAGCCCGTTGACAAGCGGTGTCGTAAATCACAATAAAAGCAAAGGATATACCATAATAGACATAGATGTCTTCAGAGATTCCGACAGCGGACTGCCGTCTGACGGACTACCTGCTGACGGACTGCCGTCTGGAGCAAAAGATACTTATAGGATTGTTAGAAATTATACGAGGAAGAATGCAGGTAATAAATTGCTCGTTAGTAATACTGTTATATATAAAAAAATATCTTGTGGAACCAGCGGAACCAGCGGAGGAGAATGCGGAGCGATTGAGATAATTAAGAAAGATACTGCTTGTAATAATGAGATTACGAGATTGTTTGGGAATATGGAGGATTTCCTTGCTACTTCTATGATTACGCAAAATATAGATTGCGATATATTGAAGATGGATTTTAAATCCACGCTGGAGCTGATAGACAAATCATTTAATATTGAGTATATTTATACTCTTTATAATGTTTTCAATAAGACAATAAACAAATACAAGGGATTACATAAGTATATTGAGAGTAAGAAAGATGTCTATGAAAAATTACTATTAACATCTAATTATACTGAAAATCACGGCGAAGAGATTGAACGGATGAGAGAAGATTTAGAATTGCTAAAAAATGCCTATAGTGCTCTTGTAGAAGAATACAATAACAAGAATAACATATTGAGTAATAGAAATATTGAATTGAGCACAGATGCCTGTTATAAATATGAAGGGTTGAAAAGTAAAATTAATTTAGAAACGCTTGTATCACAAGATATTTATGATATCAAGATTAAGCGACTTGCCGAATTAGAGTTTATATTGAAAGGCAAAGATATCATAGAACTTAGTAAAGCGCCTTACAGTCCCGACAGTCCCGACAGTCCCGACAGTCCCGACAGTCCTTACAGTCCTTACAGATACGATATTGAAGAGATTGCTAAGCCGTGCGATATATCTATAATAAATAATGAGCATAAATATCTAAAGGAATACTTTGATATATTTGACGATAATAATAGCAAGTATAATACTTGTGATGAGAATGAGGTCATTGAATGTCTTGAGAATCTCAAGAATGAATATGAAGGCTTGGAGATTTTGTCAAAATCGTTGATCGCTGAAAAACCCAATAAGGTGAACAAGATCGATAAGCCCATCAAGGCAAGGAAGGAATGTTTAAACAATATCAGGCAATTATATGGAAGCCTTGAATATATGGATGAAATCATAGAAAATATAGGGAACTTTAATATTAATATTAATATTAAAACTGGCGTGATTGAAGATTTATCACTTGAAAGTTATAAGAAATGCCTTGAAGACAAGGAGAATCTGAAAAATAAGGTAGATGACTATAATAACAGATTGAAAAACAACGAAGCCCTCTTTGATAAATGCTTTAAGGAACAAGAAAATATACAAATTGTAGCTACGCCAGCGACGCAAGTGACGCAAGCTACGCAAGTTTACGGAGAGATTAATTGCGAGAATGCCGATGAAGTTATGGGAGAAATTGAAAAAATAGATTACAGTTATATTGTCGGGTTTTTAAAAGAGAACGAGAAATCTGTCGAGGAATACAAAGATATAATGAGGGAATTAAGAGAGACCGAAGAAGATAGATTGAAATATGCTGAAGAGTTGATGTTGTTTGAGAATAACGAGGAATACCATTTTAATCCTTCGTGCGAATATTGCTGTAAAAGAAGCTGGGTCGGCAGAATCAAGGAACTGCGAATTATAATAGATAGGTATGATGAGGATATTGATAAAATAAAAAATAAATTGGATATCAATATAAATTACGAAGAACTCATAGATAAGATGGAAACATATAAAAATACGAAAGATAGATATGCTATATTGCAAGAATGGCTCGAATACTTTAAATACAAAGAGAAGCGCGATAAGCTGACTGAAAAGCTCAACAAACTGATGGAGAATAAGAAGAAATATAATAGGATAATTAGCGAAGGAACAAAAGAGCTTGAAAATATCAATAAATATGCGGGGAGCTATTATAAAAAGGCAAGAGAATTGAGAGAGCACCTTGATAACATAGTAAATTACGAAAAGTATCGGGTGTGGGAAACTAAATATAGCGAGAATACGAGCAGGATGAATGAGATTGACAGGAATATGAAAGAATATGCTGATATAGCTAATTATAATAAGAATATTAAACCGCGCATCATAGCGTATCGCTCGTTAGTAGATAGTTATAATAAATGGGAGAGATACAATGACTATATAAATGTAATACATTCGCGAGAATACATTGAAATTAAGGAGATACAAGAGAATTATAGAAATAACGAAATATACAAGAGTTATAGCGAGGTTAAGCCGATTATCGAGAGGGTTTTAGAATTGAAGGAAATTATAAATGATAGCGAGAAAACCATCATAAAACAGCGCGATTATATAACAGAAAAGGCTGCAATATTCAATTATAATAGCGCAAATATCAAGAGTCTCAATGAATTGCGAGATATTTTGGAGAAAATAAATAATATGCTGACGATATTAGACACGATTATCATTAACTTTCAGGATTTCCGCATAAATCTCTATGATAATATAGTTCTAAAAAAATTACTTCGCAATACGAATAAGATGCTAAAAAATATCTGTCATTCTATCACAAAACCCTTTGAATTAGACTATATAACAAATGTATCGCGAGATATGATACATATCAATTGGTTAATTAAAAATGTTAATATTGCTGGCTGCGGTAGCGTAAGCAGCGTAAGCGGTAGCGGCGGCGATAATAATAAGCAGATTATTTCTATAAATCAAGCATCGGGATTCCAGCAGTTCGTGATATCTCTGGCTTTACGATTGTGTTTGTTTGGAAATAACAAGGCGATATGTAAGCAGTTATATATTGATGAGGGATTTGTAAGTTTTGACAAATATAATTTATCCATAGTTCCTAACTTCCTAAAATCACTCTTAGCATATTTTGATACAATTGTTATTGTATCGCATATAGACTTAATTCAGGACAGCATAGACGATAGCGAATGCATCGCTGAAATAAATTATAACAATAAGACCTCAGTCTCAACACTTACTTATAAGACTCCTGTAGATATAGAATGTACAAGTACAGGAAAAAAGAAGACCATAACAAAGCGAAAATAACCTATATTAAATAATATAGGTTTATGAGTGAAAAATTAATATCTTTAATATTTTCTATCTAGCTACTTGCTTGGTAAAGTTGTGTTAGCTGATCTCGATATTTCCGCAAATTTAGACTTTCTAATCTTAGATAACTGCAATTTGTAAGGTTTAAATATTTTTTCATATTCTTTTATAAACTCATCAAATATTGCAATCATTTCATCTGGAACTTTTAAATAAGAATCCTTTGCGATCTCATGTGGTTTCTTGTTTATATAGTTGTCTATTTTATCCCTATATTTTTTTGCATAAGCTTTAATTATATTAAGTTCATCATCAGATAGATTTGGCTTAATTTCACCATTCTTATTTGAATCTGATATTATCATGTATTTATTATTATAATCTGCTAGTAATTCTAATTTTCCTATAATTGCTTCTGAAATTAGATATCTTTTATATCTTGTTATACCTGTAATAGTAATTCTGCAATTATCTTCATTAAAAGTTTTTCCTAATAAGCTAACCTCCGGGCTTGCGCTCGCAGATAATTTTATTAATATTTCTAATTCTTCATTTACATCTTCATCTTTATATTTTTCTGTTTCATCGGATTCGGCTTCTTTGTTTGTATATAAAACATTTATTATATGTTCAAAATACTCTTTACGATTATCGCATGCAGCAAATCTATATGTAGGCATTTTATCTTTTGACAAAGCTATAATACTTTCAATATTAGTATCTTCAATATTACGATTTTTAAGATATTTGGTATATTCTTTCTCAATATATGTGTCATCAATACCTTTATTATTAAGTATAATAACTTTTAAACTTTTTAATATGATACCATATTTTATATCTGTAACATTAGCTGGAAGTTTTTCAAATATAATAGCAATTAATTTATCTAATAAAGTTGTCTTATAATTTAGTAAAAACTCTGGTTTTTTTAGATTTGTTTCTAATTGTGTTTGTATAGCTTTTTTGTAGTCATCAATATTTTTTATTAAAATATTTACTAATTTATACATTAATTGTAGCTGACAATCATAAAAATGATTATTATTTTCAGGGTTTTTATATATTCTAATAATTAAACTATCTTTGTTATTATTTAAAAAATTTATAATTCCTTGTTCATCTGATATATCATCACCTTCTTTGTTATCTATACTTTTAAAAACTTTTAAATTATAAGCTTCTTCCTCATCAATAGTTAATAATACTATTCCATCATTATAAATCTTAAACATACTGGTTTCAAAAATTTTTTTTTCACTTTCTTCCGGAGAAATAGCAGTTTTTGGCTGGGTATATAATAATTGTGAGGGAATACCAAAAACACCTCCTCTTTGTTGTTCTCCTCCTTGTGCTACTCCTTCTCCTCTTTCTCCTCCTTCTCCTTGTCCTCCTGTTTCTTCTCCTCCCTGTGCACCATCAGGATCATCGACACTGAGAGCACCACCAGGATCAGGAGCTTCAGCAACAGTGACGGAAGGATTAGCGACAGAAATAATTTTATTTATAAAACCATTTAACAAATCCACATATTTTTTATAATATGTGGATGCTTCTGATTCTAATTTTTCTTTTTTTTCATTATCTATTTCTATAGTATCAAATAAATTATTTTGATCAGACTTAAAATAATCTTTGTAATAAAGTTTTAATAAAGTATAACTATCATAATTATAGTGGTTATATAAACATAATAATATAAATTGTAAATGACCGATAAAGTCTTTTACTTTTTCATCGTGAGGCTTAAATTTCTCTAAAAAATAATCATTAAAGGGTCTGTTGATGGTTTCATCATCTAAATAATATTGAAAATATTCAGAACCAGTGTTTAAATTTATATTATAAACATATTTTTTCAAACAATCCTTAAGAAAATCTAATTTTTGTTGTAATGTTAACATTTGAATCATTTGCCCTCCTATAATTTTTGTCTTAATATATTTTTTTTTTGTGATTTTTCCATCATTTTTTGTAGGCTTTTTAGTTTGTTTAGTTTGTTTAGTCTGTTTTTTTTTGGGCATTTGTTTTGCTTTTAACATCTTTCTACTATACTATATAAATAATAAAAAAAATAATTAAATATGTGTTGTTATATAAGTTTTATATATTATCGCTTCACGAAGTTACGAAGTCACGAAGTTACGAAGTTACGAAGTCACGAAGTCGCGAAGTCACGAAGTCACGAAGTCACGAAGTCACGAAGTCACGAAGTCACGAAGTTACGAAGTTATGTTATAGTATCATCTATACAAGCTGATTAATAATACCTATCTTATTGCGGAATCTTCTATAATCCCAATCTATATATTCAAGGGAAAATTACTTAGATTATATAGTTGAATACTTGCCGTTATAGTGTGCTTTTATATATCCTATTTAAGTAGTACTTATAGGAACACTTATATTAAATTATTTTACCATTTTAAGCAACCTTATTTTTTGTTTTTTTTGATCTTCTTAACTGTTTTTTTCTTACCGGTCATTTCAGTACCACCACCACCCCCTTGTCTTCCTTTTACTCCGACTTCTACTTCTACTTCTGCTGCTCCTTCTTCTACTTCTACTTCTGGTTCTGGTTCTCCTCTTCCTACCAGTGCTACTCTTCCTCCTTCTCCTGCTGCTCCTTCTACTCCTCCTGCTGCTTCTCCTACTTCTGGTGCTCCTGGTGCTCCTTGTGCTCCTTGTGCTACTTGTCCTACTCCTACTTCTCCTCTTCCTTCTTCTCCTTCTCCTTCTGGTGCTTCTGGTTCTTCTGCTGCTTCTCTTTGTCCTCCTGATTCTTCTTCTGTATTATTTTTATATTTTTTATATAAATCAGAAAACTCTATAATATTCAATGAGAAATGCTCTATATAATATAGATTTAAATATTCTTCTATAGTTACATCTGTGTATTTAGGAGTATTACCATCTACATTATTATCTATTATTAAAAATGTCTTAGTAATACCATTAAATTCAAATTGAGCAGCTGCTTCAGCTGGAGCAGCTGGAGCATTCGGCTTAGCAGCGGTTCCTATAATTAGTATATGCGATACTTTTAAAATATCATATGTAGTAATAGTATTCAATTCAAAACAATTTTTATTTTTATCAAATATATATGTTTTATCAAAATCAAAAGAATCTTTAAAACTATTAACCGTATACGAATTAACTTTTAATTTTATAGAAAGAGAGTATGTTTTATCATTTAATAATGTTAATATGCATTTATCTTCTTTTTTTAATATACCCGGTATGACATCAGCCGCAAATGTTGTATGAAATCTATCTCCGTTTTTATGCGGAAATACATCCTTTTCTAATAACTTGTCTCTGACTAATGTAATAGATGTAATTTTGCTACTCATTTTATATTATATCTATTTATATAGTTATAAATAAAATATTTTAATATTAACACTATTTAATGTGTTAAATGAAAATGTAAATAATATTATATATTATACCAACCAAAAAGAAAATGAATAATGATATACCATATGGTATGCGTGAAATAGTAAGATAATAAAAAGGAAATATATATATTTATACTTATACTAACAACTATTTTAGTAATATTGCTAATATTACTATAATGCATTGTATATGTTAGCTATTAAATAAATTTAAAAATTTAAAAGTAGCTTCTAATTGCGGCGAAGCTTCCTCTGGTATTTTTAACGGAGCTTGTTTTACTATTTGTGTTTGTGCTTTTGGCGGTGTTTGTGTTTCTGGCTGTGCTTCTTTTCGTGCTTCTTCTGCTGCTTTTTGTGCTGCTTTTTGTGCTTCTTCTGCTGCTTTTTGTGCTGCTTTTTGTGCTTCTTCTGCTGCTGCTGCTTTTTGCCGTGCTTCTTCTTCTGCTGCTGCTTCTGGTGGTGTTTCTACATTTGATGTTAGTAATAAATCAAGTAATTTTGGAGTCAGTAAATTATGAAATAAATTTAAAAAATTAAAAGTAGCTTTTAATTGCAGCGAAGCTCCCGTTGGTATTTTTAACGGAGCTTGTTGTAATACTGTTGGTAGCGTTATAGGTTGTTGTTTTTCTTTTTCAGTAGCTTGTTCTTCTGGATGAGGTCGAGACGGAGGTTGTTGTTGAGGTGGAGATGAATCTCGAGATGTTGCTTGTGGTAATTGCGATGAACTATGAAATAAATTTAGAACTTCCAATGCAGCATTAAAAGATGCACCTTTTATTTTCTCATCTATTATCCCTTGTTCTTCTTGAGGTGGATCTTGAGGTGGAGATGGAGATGAATCTCGTGATGTTGCTTGTGGTAATTGCGATGAACTATGAAATAAATTTAGAACTTCCAATGCAGCATTAAAAGATGCATCATTTATTTCCTCATCTGTTTTTACTTGTTCTTCTTGAGGTGGAGGTGGAGATGGAGGTCGAGACGGAGGTAGAGCCAGAGGTTGAGATGAATCTCGAGATGTTGTTTGTGGTGATTGTGATGAACTATGAAATAATTTTATAACTTCAAATGCAGCATTAAAAGATGCATCTTTTATTTCCTGATATGTTTTTACTTGCTGTGGAGGTTGTTGAGATGGAGTCGGAGATTGTTGTTGATGTAGATCTCGTGATGTTGCTTGTTGTGATTGCGATGAACTATGAAATAATTTTATAACTTCAAATGCAGCATTAAAAGATGCATCTTTTATTTTCTCATCTATTATCCCTTGTTCTTCTTGAGGTAGAGATGGAGGTAGAGCCAGAGGCGAAGCTTGAGATGATGCTCGAGTACGAGATGTTGCTTGTGATAAACCAAGTGATTTTTGAATTGGTAAATTATGAAATAAATTTAAAAAATCAACTGTAGATTTTAATTGTTGAGAAGCGTTTTGTGGTGCTATTAGCGGAGCTTGTTGTAATACTGTTGGTTGTTTCATAGCTTTTTCATCTTGTGCTTCTTGTGCTTCTGCATTTTGTCCATCTTTTTTTGGCGAAGCTCGAGATGATGATTGAGGTCGAGATGTTGCTTGTGATAAATCGAGTGATTTTTGAATTGGTAAATTATGAAATAAATTTAAAAAATCAACTGTAGATTTTAATTGTTGAGAAGCGTTTTGTGGTGCTATTAGCGAAGCTTGTTTTAATACTGTTTGTGGCTGTGCTCCTTGCGTTGATGATCTTGTTGTTTCTTCTGAGATTCCGCTTCGTATCTGGTGGTGTTGTTGTTGTGGAGATTGTTGTGATTGTTGTGATTGTTGTGATTGTTGTGATTGTGGTGATTGCAATGAACTGTGAAATAATTTTATAACTTCAAATGCAGCATTAAAAGATGCTTGTGTTTGTGGTGATTTTGAAGATTGCTGGAAAGGAGAAGTCGGCGATGCTGTATCTTCTGTAGTATCTTTTGTAGGATCTTCTGTTGATGTTTTTTGCGATAAAGTAAGTAATTCTGTAAGTGATTTATGTGTGTATAAATTATGAAATAAATTTAAAAAATATAACGATGCTTTTAATTGCGACGAAGCTCCTTGTGGTGCTATTAACGGTACTTGTTGTATTGCTATTAGCGGCGCTACAGATGCTACAGATGCTGCTGATGCTGCTGATGCTTTTTTCGATCCTTGTAGCAATGATGCAGCTGACGATGCAGCTGATGATGCAGCTGACGATGCGGCGGATGATACAGCCGATGCTTTGGATGCTATTTGTGTGAATGCTGCCGTAGCTGTCTTAGCCGCCGTAGCCGTCGTAGCCGTCGTTTGCGAACTATGAATTAAATTTAAAAAATCTAATGCTGCTCTTAATTGCGGCGAAGCTTCTGGTGGTGCTATTAACGGTGCTTGTTTTGAAGGTACTAATGTTTTTTGCTGTGCTGCTTTTGCTGTTTTTGCTGCTGCTGTTTTTGCTGATGTTACTCCTATTGCTGCTTTTACTGTTTTTGCTGCTGTTTCTGTTGCTGCTTTTACTGTTTTTGCTGCTGCTTTTACTGCTTTTACTGTTTTTGCTGCTGTTTCTGCTGCTGCTTTTACTGCTTTTGCTGCTGCTTTTACTGCTGGTGATGCTGTTGTTGATGCTGGTGATGGTTCCGGGTTTACACGGAAATTTGGTTGTTTTAAGGGCATATTTATGCCCTTGTCTTTGTCAATAACTTCTTTTATAAGATTCCAATCTTCAAATGTAATTTGTAATGTATTTTTATTATCTAATATTAGTTTTGTAAATTGTGGTAATTCTCTTATACTTGCAAAATTTCTAAATCCTTTGTTTATTTTGTAAACAAAAATTAAATTTGTATTTGTATATTGATATAATGTATTACTATTACTATCTATTTCGTGTGTATTTTTTTTAGAAATTATTATGATATCTTCGAATGCAACATATATTATAGGTAATATATGTTTTAAATTATAATATCTATTAATTTGAAATACATTTATATTATCATTCCCGTCTACATAAATTAAATAATTATAACTGTTTAAAAGAGAATCATACTTAATATCGTGAGAACCATTTGTGTTTTTATACTGTATAGTTGTATCAGTATCCTCAGGAAAATTTATAGATTTAAAAGAATATAGCTTTTTACCCTCATCTTTACTTTCCATATCTATATTTTTCCTTATTCCTACAGGTGTTTCTACAGGTATTTCTACAGATTTTTGCTGTTCTTGTAAAGAATTAAAAACACCTATTAAATTATTTTTATAAAGAGAAAGAGTACGGTCTATTTCTTCTTGTTCTTCTTTTTTTTGTAAAGAATAAAATACAGTAATTAAATTATTTTTAAAAAGAGAAAGCATATGGTCTCTTTCTTCTTGTTCTTCTTGTATTTGTAAAGAATAAAATAAAGCCGCTAAATTATTTTTAAAAAGAGAGCGCGCACTTTCTCTTTCTTCTTGTTCTTCTTGTATTTTTAAAGAATAAAATACGGCCGCTAAATTATTTTTAAAAAGAGAGCGCGCACTTTCTTCTTCTGCTTCTCGTCGTTGTCGTTCTCTTTCTTCTGCTTTTTGCCGTGCTTCTTCTTCTTCTGCTTCTTTTCGTCTTTGTTCTTCTGCTTTTTGTCGTGCTTCTTCTGCTTCTCTTTGTTCTCGTTGTTGTCGCTCTCTTTCTTCTGCTTCTTTTCGTAGTCTCTCTGCTTCTTCTGCTTTTTGCCGTGCTTCTTCTGCTTCTGCTTTTTGTCGTGCTTCTGCTTCTTCTCGTTGTCTCTCTGCTTCTTCTGCTATTCTTTTTTCTTCTGCTTCTCGTCGTCTTTGTTCTTCTGCTTCTTTTAGTAGTCTCTCTGCTTCTTGTTGTTTTAGTAGTCTCTCTGCTTCTTCTTCTTCTCGTTGTTGTCGCTCTCTTTCTTCTGCTATTCTTTTTTCTTCTGCTTCTTTTCGTAGTCTCTCTGCTTCTGCTTCTCTTTTTTCTTTTTCTTGTAAAGAATTAAATACATTATTAAAATTATTCTTTGTTATTAATAATAAGATATTTTTGGATACTTCTTCTGCAGCTTTTTTTGCAGCTTCATTTGATAATATTACTGCTTCTTCGTATTCTTTCAATATTTTATTATGTTCATTCGATTTTATAGCAGTTGCTAATAGCGTTTCTAAATTTTCTAATTTATCATCTTTATAAGCACAAACACTTTTGTATATATTATATAGCTCTATAGCATTACTATAATCAGCAGAATTCTTTGATGCCCTTTTTATATTATTTTCCAATATTGATAAAAAATCGGTAATCATATCCTTTCCCTTCTTCTTAACCTCGTATTCTTCTTTGAACTGTAGAGCGTTTTTGTTTCTTTCTTGTTCGTTATTTATCTTAGATAATGTTGTAGAATCATTAATTTTAATATCTAACTCAGGATTTATAAGTATATTATATAATAAATTATTAAAAAATTTATTATATAATTCAAGAATATGTTCAATAGGATGTTTATTTTTATCGAAATATGTATTAGAATTTTGTGTATAACCATGATTCCACAATTTAATTTTTTTAATTATAGCAGTTAAATCACCTTCATCATATAAATCAGAATATTTAACATTTCGTAAATTTTTATTTAAATTAATACATATATTTAAAAAATAACAAAATATTCTATATAATATATATATGTGTGTATATTTCAAAGATGCATCTTTGTTTATTTTAACATTATTTACATATTCTAAATTGAGAATACTATATATATTATAATTCCAAATTAATAAAAATTGATTATCATCGCCTGTATTTCGGCTTTGATCTAGTTTAGCTAAATAATATACATAATCTAAATTATAATTATTAGGCGGATTTTGAATTTTATCATCAATAAATGCTATAGATATATTTTCGTTTAATTTTGTAAATAGTTTATTAAGCTTATGTTTCTCTTGTGAAATCTCTTGTGAAATCTCTTGTGAAATCTCTTGTGAAATCTCTCGTGAAATCTCTTCTAAAATTTTATAATATGTAATATCTGTACTATATATATAATTTATGATAGTATATTTTTTACATAATTTTTCTATTTCTCTATCAATAAATACATATTTAGCGTTAGGGTCTTCATTAGTATTTGATCCATTTGGTCTTGGTCTTAATAAAATTTTATTTATAATATTATTATCTATTTTTTTTAAGTTTTGATCGTTATTTGGATTATGAATACTATTTTTATATTTATTTAAAAAACCTTCGTATTTATCTTTTTTAATACCTATTGATGCATCTTGACTACCAAATAAATTTTTTATAAATGTATCTTTTATACTCTCTAAACTCTCTAAATTATATTTATTTTTAACACGCACAGAGCTCATTAATATATTATAATAAAATAAATATATATTTATCGATATGTCTCTTTCAATTTATCAAGAGTAGAATCATATAATTTATTATAATTTGGGTCTTTGAGTTGTATATAAGAAGATTGAAGTTCATCATTAACCTTACTATCATCCTCAGTTATAGAAAATATTGTTAAAAAATATTCGCCTTGATTTGAATTTGAATCAATTTTATTATTTCGTTCATATATAATATTATAAAATGATACATACTTTGTAAGTAAAACATCTATTATGTCGATGGTATATTGTGTGTTTTTTTTAAAAAATACTTTAAAACCGGAATTATCTTTAATAATTACATAATGATTTATAATAATACCACCTCGTTGCGATATAATTCCACCATTATTTAAAAAACCTTTTATTTTTGTACTTATTGAATCATAATCTTTATTAAATATGTATATTTTATTATTTTTTATAATTTCCTTATATGTTTCATCATTAGTATTTAAAACTATATTACTCAAATCTATAGTTGTATTAAATATTCGTGCGTCTTTGTCAACCTTGCCATCAGCACCTTTAATACCATATAAATGCAATTTCACATCTATACTTGGGCCACTGACGCCCCCGCGTATTTTTTGCAGTATATAGACACCCTTGTATTTTTTAATAGGATAATATTTATTTTTATCTCTAATATATTTTTTATTATTTTCATCAATATATATATATTTCCTATCACCAGAAACAGTATCTATATGAGAACGCACATACATATTATATAATCTATTATTATATAATATAATAAAATATAATAACAAGCCTGTGACATCATAAATCAATTTAATATTTATAATCCAAGCGGTTTAATCCATAAAGGAACGCAGATATTGTCATTTTTGACACTATGCGAAAAGAAGCAATCGCATTTAAAATTACATTGTTTGCCTCGCATCGGTCTGACCTTTGTAATATTCTCTGTCGCAACAGCCGCAGCAGCAGGCACAGGCACAGGCACAGGCACAGGCACAGCCGCCGCTAACAAATTCCCAGCTTCTTTTTTAAAATATGGATTTAATTTGCCGATATATATGGTGTGAATAAATGTTATATATACTAATAGCGATATTGTTTTTAGCATATGCAGCATATGCAGCATATGCAGCATTATATGTGTATATATAATATTATATTTATATATAATATATATTAAGTAAAAGGATATGGACGACGATGACACTAAGGAACCAGAGGAACCGAAAGAGCCGAAGACATATTTTATAATGACGAATGAAAAGGGTGATTATGGTTGTATGACCTTTACTGATTATGATATGTATAAAAGCAGTCTTGAATCATATACTAAGCTCGGCTGGATATAGCTCGGCTGGATATAGACTAACAATCCGGAAAAGACGAATCAATATTTTTTTTATTCATTATAATAAGAATGACAAGTATATCATCAGTGAGAGAGACGCGAATAACAAGAGATAAGGCGAATATATTGAATGAAAAGCAGTGCAAGACATTGCGAAAGGATTATCGTGATTATATCAACGGCAAAATATCTCAAATTAAACACCCTAAGACGCGTGCCCCCATTAAAGAAGCCGCAAAGGTCAAATATTTATATAACAAATGTGCAGAAAAATACGAAATCGGCTCATCAATTACGCAGTCAAGTATGTCTAAATTGACAAAGATGATGAGTAAAAAGCCCAAGACCACAAAGTCAGCATCACCAGCATCACCAGCTTCATCGCGATCGCCAGCTTCGCCAGCTTCGCCAGCATCGCCAGCATCTAAGGATTTTTTGAGTTATGAGAATGATATTAATATTGAAGGCAATGCGGATATAAGAGATATTCTTGATATGCCGATAGAGACCTTTAAAAACAACCGCCTTTTAGTAAAGAAGCTGTTCAAAATCCCTATAAGTGAGAAAAAAGGCTTAGAGATATTGAGAAAGCACCTAAATGACCCTAATAATCACGCGGATTATGTCATTAGTTATCGCGAATATGTAAGAGAAATTACAAAATATCTGCCCATATACGACCCATTTATGAAGAAGAGGGACTTAAAGCTGTATATATTAGATTACTTCAATCCCAACGCCCAATTTTCAAGAGACAGGATGATATTTTTCATAGAGTATTGTCAAAAAGTATATACTTCGGCGATATTTCAAGATACGAGGAATATGAATTTGGGACATTTTATATACGATGATAATTATAGAGCCGTATCTACGGCCGCCGGATTCTTCGCGCGATTATCACAGAGTAAATATGCCTATTACGCTTTGTATTTTATAAACAAGATACTCCTAAATAACATTAACGGGGATCCTGAATTAATTCGCAATTTTATATTAACCAAGAAATTACTTAAAAATCTAATAGACAAGGATTTTGTCATAGAAGACACCGATGTCTCTCTATCATTCAGTACGAGCAGCAGCAGTTCAAAGAGCGACGATATGACTAAAAAAGATTCAAGTATGAATAATATATATCGTGAATTGGGAAGAAGAGAGTTTGTTAAATATATTATGAATAATGGCGAGAATCCCCGAACAATTAATGACGCAGATCCTTATTTGGGCGTTAAATGGGAAAGGATGTCTATAAATAAACTCAGAATGGTAGTTAAAATACCTATAGAAACGAACGGCCGAGTATTCACATATGCGTTTTATGCGAGAAGCTTATACAAGGACTGGAAAAATGCTATGAGAACGAGAAAACCTTTCATAAACCCTTTTACGAGAACACCCTTCAGTACCGATGACGAGGCCAAAATATTAAATATATTAGAACAAAAGTACCCGTACATAACGATGCCCGCACGAGAACCTGTCAATAGATTTGATTTATATTTCCAAGATCCCGAGACTATTCGCGTGAATGGCACATATTTCTGGCAGATAAATATATGGTATAATTACGGGACGCGAGAAACTCCTGAATACATTAAAATAATAGCGATAAATGTAATATCATTCCTCGATTTATACAATGACGACAGACAGGTCGAGTATTCGCCGGCATTTTTATTTGAAAATATAGAGAAATTGAGAAAAGAAAATAAGATTATTGGGAAAAAGATGCCCTTTAAATTACATCCGGCCTTCGCAAAATACTTCAATACCTATATAACTACCGAAGCACAATACAAAGACTTTTTCACCCTATTAAACCGATAGAGAAGAGCGCAGGAAAAGGCATAGGGACTTGTCTTGTCTTGGCGATTTATAGGGCGTTCTTAATTTTATTAGAGAAATCCATATATTTCTCCATAGTATCAAGGGTAGTATTATTATACTCTGTCAATACATTTAGGGGCTTGAGAGGCATATTTTTTCCGAATATTTTATTGTTTCGCACGAGGAAACTGATGTTTTCAAATAATATTTGCAGAATATGCGCGGCATCTATATCTTGATTAGCGAAACCGTATGGAACTTTAATACGGATTAAAGGCACTAATATATTTTCTTGACCGGGTATTTTAGCTATATATTGAAATATGATTGTAATATACTGAAATTCCTGCACGGTATGATATGAAATATCGCGCCTTCCTTCGCCATATGCTGGTCTTTGTAATCGCGGATACATAGATAACATAGCATTCATAATAGTTTCCTTATCTTCCTCAGTAAATGGTGCTCTATTATAGGGATTAACAAATGGTATCCTTTGATACGGACTGCTTTTTACGCAATCTCTCCAAAATCTATAAAGTGTTTTGACATAAAAGGCGTGTCTGTATGTTCTCCCATTTATAACCGAAGGGATTGAAATAACTTTTTTAAGCTTGGCGACAGGCATATCTTTCCACTCGTCACCAGAGAGGTCGGTATCATTCATATTATTTCGTAAAATGTCCGCTATCATCTCTTCCTTTGTTTTTTTATATCTTTCAATATTCGCTTTAGATTGGTAATGACTGTGTCCGCTCGAAGAGCTTCTTGGAGTTCCCGACCAATTGGGAGATTTGCTAACAGATATTGAACCATCCTTATAACTCAATGGTATATTCTCGCCGGTGATAAGTGCATCTAATAAAAATATGTTTTTATTTACTGCATCACCAGGTTGATTATTGTTATAAACCCAGTAGTGATGCCTTGGTTGATTATTGTTATCCCTAATAAGAACATGAATGAATTGAACGGCCAAATACTTCTCTATATTATTCTCTAATGTTCTAATAATATCTTCGCTATTCCTATTATGTTCAGAATACATAATGATATTAGCAAATAAGGTATGTGGCGATAATTCAGTGGGGAGTTTTCTAAGCTCTGTAGGGTTTCCATAATGGACATTTTTCCACATACTGTTTATTTTCTTGCCCGTATTTTTGATAGAATTAATTATATTAGGACGCATAGTTGAAGCAACTTCGTCAATTCTAAAAGGGTCGTAATTATATCCGTGCATCCATCCATATTGTCGCGTTAAAATATCGGCGGTAACAGTATTATTCATATATATATCTGTCATAATTCTGTTAATTTCTTCTAAAATCTTGTAATAGGCATTAACATATTTATTTTGCTCTGCGGAAGCCGTGCGATTAGCCTCGAGATATTCTTTGAGCTTATGCAAACCTTTATCTAATATTATTGGTTTAGAGAAAAGAGACTCTATCAATTTTCTATTTTGCGCGAGAGTATTTATAGGTATATATATAATGTCTTGAACCTTCGAATAAGAATCAAGAATAACTTCGTTATCTCCCGAATCAGGCGATGATGATGACTTAGATTTAGAAGATGAAGATAACCCTTCAAACTCGTAGTTATGTTTGCATTTATCATATATATATTTGATTCTTTCAGTATCTCCTATGGGCTTATTTGTTTTTGGATTATTTATCTTTGATATCTTGCCGTTTTTATATTCTTTATAATCTTTAATAAAAGCCTCGCATTGCTTTTCTGATAAATTATTATTTTTATCCTTTTTAAATGCTAATATTTTAGAAGCCGAAGACATATTCTAATATATTTAGGATATTATATTTTAATTGAATTGCCAAAAAATGTTCCTTTTTATATTGCATATCTAAAAAATTGACAGCTATGATTTATATTATTTATACAACTATGTCAATGATCGCAGTCGCGTCCTTGTTCCTGGTAATTTTCTTGAATGTCGCGGGTATGACTGATGCCCGCATTCATCGCACAAGCAGTAGGGGAAGTAGAACACACTGTGATTATGAATGGGTTAGGAAGATTGAACGCGAGAGGGACGATTTGAAGAATCGCGTGGAATTTGTCCGCGATAGCAATTCGTATATGGAAACTATGATTACTCTCAATAGTTGTAATGCGGGGCATATGTTTAGGTACAACAAGGATAATGGTTATAAGATTAAATGTATTACTTGTCCCGAGAATCATTACAGGACCAAGACGAATACTACTTGCTACCATTGTCCCGAAGGTTTCTATTCGGCTCCTGGTTCTGCCGAATGTAAGAAGGCGAATACTAATAGTAGCAATGTTCATACTCTCTGCAATGAAGGTACCATCGTAGGCTCTAATAAGTTCGGTTATCACCTGGCGAGCTGTATTAAATGCCAATCCTTGAATGTGAAAAGTTATATGCCTTACAAGAATAATCACGACGCCTGCATGACTTGTCCTGCTGGTAGCGTGGTTAATCTGAGAGGAACTGAATGCACTGTGTGTCCCGCTGGACATTTTGAGAAGGACAATAAATGTATCAAGTGTAGCTCAGGAACTTACGCAGATAAGGAGGGTATGACAGAATGCCGGGCATGTAATAATAGGAATGCTCTGGCTTACTCTTCAATCGGTGGAACCAATTGTGAAGATAGCATCTTTCACGATTTTGCTAAGAAGTTTAATAATAACATCATGAACTTGGATATCATATTGAAGCCGATTGTGTTCGGGGCTCACAGTAGCGCAGCATACCTTCTGAATAATGAGCGCGAGATTGCGGCATTTACACCGATTATTATGAGTGCCGCAGTTATAACAGGCATCTTCTTTAACGCCTAAGCAAAGCGAAGCTAAGCAACGCGAAGCAAAGCTAAGCAAAGCAAAGCACAATATATAACCTATAACCTCAAAAACTACAAAAAACTATATATTTTTTATTTTATGCTTGTGTATTACATAGTATGATAGGAATAATTTGGTATAATATTTTAATTATTCGCAAAAAATTGATTGATGCTTAATATTATATTATTATCTTACTGAGATGCCTGCTATGCCTGCTATGCATTGGATTGCTATTGTTGCTTTTGCGATTTCGATTGCGAATGTTGGTCGCGCGGATGCTCGCATTCACAAAATGAACTTTGTCACTAAGTGCGGATGTGCGAGCACAGTATCAAAGGAGAGAGATAGTGCGTATAAGAAGTTTAATGATGCCGTCAGTATTTCAGAAAATATCATAACTGTCAACAATTGTCTTCCTGGACACGAGTTTAAGTTTGATAACTATGACACTGATACCACTACAAAATACAAGGTTGAATGTGTTAGATGTGCCGAGAATTATTATAGGACAGCGAGCAATTCATCTTGCCTGAAGTGTCCTGTAGGATTCTATTCACAAGAAGGAGATAGCGAGTGTATCAAGGCGCCCACGAATAGCAGCAATGTTCATACCTTGTGCAATAAAGGGCACATCGCGGGTAATGATAAGTTCGCCGAATATGAGAACAGTTGCTATAAGTGTAATCCTGAAAAAAAAGAGTATATGCCTTATATGAATAATCATGACAAGTGCTTCTCGTGTCCCTCTGGAAGTGTAGTAAACGAGAAGGGACGCGAATGTACTGAATGCCCTATCGGATATTATGAAAAGGAAAATAAATGTGTTGAATGTTCGATCGGTACTTATGCGGATAAGAGCGGGACTGATAAGTGCAAGGTATGCAGCAATGAGTTTGCATTGGCTTATCATTCGGTTGGTGGATATACTTGCGATAATAGCATCTTCTATGATTTGTCAGAAGGTATCAAAAATAATCTGATTAATATGGATATGTTATTGAAACCGCTTGCATATGGCGCAAATATTGGAATAGCAATGATAAGCAACAATCGCCGTATGGTAGAACTTGCAATCCCTTGTATGGCTATGGCGTATGCCGCATATAGTATGTAAGTATCTGAGGAGTATCTAAGGAGTATCTGAGGAGTATCTGAGGAGTATCTGAGGAGTATCTGAGGAGTATCTAAGGAGGGGGTAAGGTGGATGGAGGAGATGGGTATATATAGTTTTTTATATTTTTTATATTTTTTTTGAAGAAGAAGATAATATATAAGTAAATGTTAAAATATCTATTATATAAATGTCTGAAGTGGGATTTATAATATTGAGGAATGTAAGGGATGAATTAACGAATAAGTATTGGATTAAATGTATAGAATGTATAAGAAAGTATTATCCGTATCATAAGATTCTTATTATAGATGATAATAGCAATTATGATTTTGTATCTAAAATAGAAGATGCTAATACTTTTGTTATTCGTGGAGAATACCCTGGGCGCGGTGAATTATTGCCCTATTATTATTATTTGACTAATAAGCTATTTGATACTGCTGTAATAATTCATGATTCTGTGTTTATTAATAACTATATTGATTTTAGAGTAGATAAATATAAGATATTTTGGTCTTTTGAACACGATTGCGACCAAATAGAAGATGAAACATTAATGATAGATGCCCTTAATGACAAAGAATTGAAGATGTTCTATCAAAATAAGTTGTTATGGAAAGGTTGTTTTGGGTGCATGTCAGTAATTACTCACGATTACCTGACACATCTAAATAAAAAATATGATATAAGCAAATTATTAGATTATGTTAAGAAACGATATAATCGCTGTAGTTTTGAGCGCGTAATAGCTTCTATTTTACAAAAAGAGCAGGTTAATCAAACTTTATTTGGAGATATTCATAGATATTGCCCTTGGGGAATACCTTTTGATCAGATACAAAACTATGGGCATCTGCCTGTAATAAAATGCTGGACTGGACGCTAATACCCGCGATATACTGCGATATACTGCGAGATACCACGAGATACCACGAGATACTGCGAGATACACGCGATATACTGCGAGATACCACGAGATACCGCGAGATACCGCGAGATACCACGAGATACCACGAGATACCACGAGATAGCCTAAGATAACAACATATTTAACTGATTTTTGTATATTCTATAGCGACGCCATATAATTTCTCTAAGTACATCTTTGAGATTATTGGGATTATTAGGATAATATATATCTAATGTCGTCTCTATATTTTTATAATTACTCTTAATATCTGAGATAGTATTAGAAGTACTGCTTAATAAATCAATATGTTCTGAGTTGGCCATACATTCTATTATTATTCTATTATAGCTATTGGTTTTGCTTGCAATGTAAAAATCGGTACAATACCTGATATGTTCTTCTAATAATGATGTATAATTTTTGATAAGATTTATAATATCAGGATATGCCTTATTGTTATTGTATTGCAATAATATAGCAGCGGATATTTCATATGTACCATAGGGAAACTCATTATATGTATAATAAACAGACATAATATCTATCTAATTATATACAACTCTATTTTTTTACATTACAGCCATATACAGCCTCCAGCCTTCATCCTCCAGCCTATCAATAGCAGTTCTCGAGACACTGGAATATTCATATTTTTTCAATTTATAATTTTCAATTTTTAGAAATTTTCAGTGTCTTTTTATGTCACCATAAAGGTAATATAAATATATGATAATCACTGACAATAGCCTTTTCTATAGCCTTTTCTATAGCCTTTTCTATAGCCTTTTCTATATTTATTATAAAAAATACATAGATAGACATAGCAGTTCTCGAGACACTGGAATATTCTTATTTTTTGATTTTTAAATTTGAGTACATCTCTTGATTTATTTTGTAATTTCTAAAAAACTTTTGAAATTTTTAAAAAAACAGAAAGATGTACTCAAATTATAATTTTCAATTTTTAGAAATTTTCAGTGTCTTTTTATGTCACCATAAAGGTAATATAAATATATGATAAGCCTTGACAATAGCCCGCGTTGGGGGCGGGTTCCCCCACAATAGCCCGCGATAGCCTTGACAATAGCCCGCGTTGGGGGCGGGTTCCCCCACAATAGCCAGCGATAGCCTTGACAATAGCCCGCGTTGGGAAGGGGTTTCCCCGGCGGGTTCCCCCAGCGGTTCCCCCATCCCACAATTAGAGAAGGGCTGTAAAATCTTCTATGTTTAATATTGTTATTCCAAGTTCGCGGGCCTTGATTATTTTTGCAGTGTTCTCCGCCTTGTCTTTTACTACTAAATATGATGTGTTTTTAGATATAGAAGTTGTTACCTTGCCTCCATTATCCACTATTGCTTTTTCATAGTCTTTATTGCGAAATCCCGAAAATATAAATGTTTTATCTTTCAGATTATTATTAATTTTAATATTTCCAGGACCTGCGTTAGCGGCAGCAGCGGCAGCGTTAGCCTGAGCCCCTTTATTACATTTGAACCCTAAGCTATCATAGAACTCATAGTATTTTGGTAGGTTTTCTATAAATAGCTCGGCACTTATTTTGGCGATCCCATTAATTTTCGTAAGTTCTTCTACTTTTAATTTGAGAGCTTTATTGCGCCCCGTCTTAGTATTATCTATTATCTCGGGATGTATATCAGTAATGCTCTTAATCTTTTTAGAGCCGAATCCGCGCCCCATAATATTTGAGGCGTCCATCAAAACATTACAATCAACATCCTTAATTTTCTTCAAAGCCCCTATGATATTCTCGGCACTTTTATCCTTAAATCCCTCAATCTTTAGCAATTCCCCTTTTTTAATATTTATTATTTTATTTATAGTATCATACCCGGCATTGTATATTTTCTCTATATTTCCAGGACCCATATAATCTATATCAATCGTTTTCATAAAATATATAATGTTCTTAATATCATACTGGCTATTCTTATTACCATCATCTATCATAATGATATCGACGCGCGTATCATTCCATTTATAATTAACTCCTTCAGTTCCAGGCATACTCGGTTTTTCGTTAGCCGCCTTAGATAACACAGAATTAATATGAGGTATTACATTGCCGGAGCGAATAATAATAATTCGCGATCCAGGGCCTATGACATTTTTCTCAATAAACCCCGCGTTAAATCCAGTCGCCTGCTTAATCTTAACATCATCCAAGATTATTTCTTCAAACTTAACAATAGGCTTCATATATTTGTCCTTTGATACATTCCATTCAACCTCTTTAACAATAACTTCAACCTGCTCAAGTGTATGAATAGATTTAAAAGCAAAAGAGTGTGTCGGGTTCTTGTCTTTTTCAATATCATAATGCTTCCCAATATCGGCTATTACTATACCATCTATGATATAATCATTATTTCGGGCTTTTTGTAGATTTTCCGATAAAATATCCAGGTTAATATCATTGACAATAATGTGATTTACTATAGAAAACTTCATTTTTTTTATGACTTCCAGACCATTCTTAATCTTTGGGTCAGTGGGGGATATAAGAGTATAGCATACGAAATCAATAGCATTCAATATTTTTTTATTGAGAGTTTTTGAATTAATTGCACCCGATACAGTATTTCTCGGATTCGCCCCATTATCTCCTTGAGCCTTGAGTTTTTCCCAATTATCTTTTGAGATAATGAGCTCGCCTCTAATCGCCAGATAATCGCCTGTTATATTGCTTAGATCAGGGAATCCGTTAATATATGTAAGCAAATGACTGATATCCTGGCCATATGTTCCATTTCCGCGAGTATATAGCTTGATATCAAACTTATTTTTATTGCCGGCGCCTGCTGCCGCTGCTGCCGCTGCTGCCGGTCCTGCCGCGCCTTCCTTTCTCTTATATACTATGAGACAGCTGACGCCATCCAGCTTATCGCTGATAATATATGGGCCTTTATATTGCTTCTTATATTTTGTTATTTCTTCCTCGCTATCCTTGATTTTATTTTGAGAACCCATATAATACGGGAGAAGAACCTTGTTATCAACATCGGCACCTACGCGCTTTAAATAAGGGTCTTTTGGATATTTTTTGCGAATATAGTCTTTTATGATATCATATATGTCATCTTTTAACAAAGATTTGGTGCCGTTGAAAAAAGCTTCATCAGCTGCTATAAGTAGAGCAATAATATCCTTCTTCTTATTCTTCTTTATAAAACCTTGGGGGTCTGAATTAATAGCTTCAAAATCAAAATTCATAATATATATTACTTAATTATAATAATATAATAAAATTGTCATTTTTTTAGATAAAAAATAAAAAATATAAAAATACATAATATATAGTTATTTATCCCCTCAGTTCTTAGATAATATTAGAATTAAGGATGGAATTCATTGGGCTTCGCGATATACTTAATCCATTCGCTCGGATTGCAATTGGGAGATGATTTCAGGTTCAGCCAAAAGTCATTGTCCCGAGCCATTTTATACCTTTTTTGATTATCTGGAGTATTTGTGTAGATATTCTCAAAATCTTTGTAACGAATCCTAAGCAGAATAATCTTGAGATTCGCGATAACTTCTTCACTACTAAGATTTTCAATAAGATGATAGTTGTTCTTAAAGATATCAATCAGCTCTCTTTTATTGATCCTTGGTTCTTGTGCTACACCGCACGGATTATTAACATCATTCCTAATGAGCTTTCTTTTATCAGAAACGAGTTCATTATCATCGACTATGCCTTCAACAATTTGATTAACCAGAATTTTGGGAATGTCTGAATCCTTCAACTGTAGATTATTGTTGATTTTCTTGAACAGTTCCAGAGTCATTTTCTTGTTCTCTCCATAGCAGTTGTCAATCGAATACATAATACAGATAATCTCCATTGTATCTTGTATCTTTCCCTCTTCCAAAAGTTGGCGAATAACCTCTCTCCTATGCTGTCCGTCAATCACAAAGAGTTTGTGAGCGCCTGTCGCCTCTTTATCATAGACAACGCTAATAATCCACGCCGGTGAAATATCAGCGTCATTGTCATTGTCCATAATATTGAAGTAATCATTGCCATTGTTAGAAAGATACTGCTCTTTAAGCTCCTTAACTTTATCCTTATCAATTTCGCGGTTATAAATCCAATTTCCGGCATATTGAATTAACTCCCGGGCAGTAATTTTGATAAGTGTCTTGTTCCTACCAATATTATAGACTGTCTTACTCTTGATGTTAATGTTGAGAGCTCTTGTGCCGTTGTCTGGGCTCTCATCGTCAGAGTCAATATACTTGTGGGCATTTTGATGATTCATTGCGGTCTGCTTGCTGTCTGCTTGCGGTCTGCTTGCGGTCTGGACTACTTAGCTGTTAGGCTATGCTGTAATTATAAGGAGTATATAATGGTGTCAATTTTTATATTTAGAAGTATTTTTTAGAACTTTTTTATTCGCACGGAGCAATCGTTTGATATAGATAGTACGCCATTTGATAAAATAGGTACTCCATAACCTGCCTTTATCAACCATTATATTAGCTATATAAAAAATAATATATTTATTTATATCAATTTTGTTTCTTCTTTCCGCCAGCTCCGCCACTTCCTTTGCCTCTGCTTCGGCTGCCTTTATAGTATTTGCGTTTAGGAGCCGCACAACTTTTATTGTGTATTTTTGTTAATAAATCTCTGAGGGATATAGAAAGTTCGTAGCCATTATATTCATCTGAATCTCTAACTGGCAACAGTCCTATTTTACGCCAGAAGGAAGACCCTCTGCTATTTCCACTGGCGTCAGAATCAATATACAACATCATATTCTGGTCAAATTGTGCATAAGGCCGCGATGCCCTGTTATTATCTGTCAGTATATACATTTCTTGGCTACTATTCCAGCTGTAATATACAAAATCGTGAAAGTTCTTCAATAAAATATTAGAATATCCTCGACCTTGATATCTTTCATCGACATCTACATAGAGCTGAGGAGGATAACCTCCAGAAGACATTCTGCCCGATTTTCCAAGTACAAGAGAAAACTCTCCGACTATTTCATCGTGATTTTTTATAATAGATGATACCTTTCTTGATCTGCTATCATAATACCAATCGTATGTAATGTATTCAGCCATATATTTATAATATATTTATAATATCTCTATATACTTATTGCATATATATATAATAGATTACATTAGATTACATTAGATTACATTAGATGTTTGCGAAATGTCAGAGAGTATCTTGCTTCTTTTATTTTCTTTTCAACAGGGATTCCATGAGAGAACTCTGTTTGAAAATTGCCTCCCATTTGAATGAGGCTATAAGGGGCAGTTGGGATATCAATAACCTTAGCTTTTGTTTTTTTATCGCGAATCCGAAACTTGCGAACAGCTCCATAAGATATTGCTATAACTCCTGAATCTCCGAGAGTATTCTCGCTATCACTGTGATCTGAAATATAATTGGTACCATCATTATACCTATTTACTAAAATACCATTGTATTCACTGTTATATTGGATATTGACAATAGCGAGCAAATCGCGCATATTTTCTTTAAGAGGCTTAGAGCCTGTGAGTTTTCCTGAATAATAATAGCCAGCTGATTCGTTAGAGAAAAATCCTACATCGCGCTGTTGGCTAACCGTTTTACCCATAAACTGAATAGAAGGCTTGATATCAAGACAATCCCTGACATCTTCAATGCATCTGTCAATTAAATCCTTGTGCTCTTCGTATGATGAAATGTTCAAAAAAGATTTCTCGGTTTTTACAAGACAGACCGTCATCACTTAATTACATTCTAATACAATAGAACCTCATCAATTTTTACGACCTATGGGGGAAACCGCCCCCAACGCGGTATTAGAAGAGGCTACCGAGAGGCTATGGGGGCGGTCTCCCCTATAGGCATTTGCGGCATCTACATACTTTATCACATTCTTTGTTAATTGATAGAGGAAGGGCATTCATACAGCATAAAAGAAGTGTTACGATAGCGATGATACTTGCGATTACACCTAATATATTTAAGATATGGATAAATATAATCGTTGTGTATTAGTGGGCGTAGTTAGTAATCTTTTTAATTCTTATTTTTATATACAGCAAAAAATAAAAATTGATATAAATTAATTGAGAATAAGAATAACTATAACAGCCTATTATGTTATTTAGAAATAGCAATATTGAGAACATTCCAGTAATCCGGAACCTCTGTAATAATATTATGGATGATTTCAAAAAAACTACTCCGTGCGATGAGTGTAATACACTGCGCTTTTTCGTATATGATTATATTGATAGAATGAGCAATATAGAAAAAGATAATATTATGAAATCCTTTAATATTATTGAGCTGGATTATTATAATCGCAATATCCTCGACAAAATAAATAATAAATATGACGGCGAACCGCTTGTAGTAATCTGCTACGACATCCTTGACATTTAGGACATTCTCTGAGACATCCTCTGGGACATCCTCTGGGACATCCTCTGGGACATATTACATAATGGTGCATTTTCTGGAAGTTCTGCGAACATCCTTATCATCTTTTTCTATTTTTTCTGTTATTATAGTGATTTCATCAAATACTTCTTTAATATCGGGTCTCATTTCGGGGCAAGTATCCCACATCCTTATGATTAATCTTTTCAAATCAATATTGTCTGGAACATCGCTAATATTAGGACGGAACCCCTCTTTAATTAGGTGCATAATATGCGGGTTTTTATCTACTTCATTAAAAGGCCTCTTGCCCGTTGTAATAAACCAGTAATTTAAGGCAAGAGAATATATATCAATCATAAGATTGTAATCATCGCCATTATTAAATAATATTTCGGGCGCCATATATCTCAGAGTACCTGTACAGCCACTCATTTTATATTTATCGTGTTTCCTTTTAATCGTCCGCGACAATCCAAAATCCGTAAGTTTAATATGCAGATCGTCGTCCAATAAAATATTAGAGGGTTTAATATCGCGGTGCATTATCGGATAATAGCAGTTGTGGAGAAAATAGATAGCCTGTGTAAGCTCCATAATCCATCTGTACATATATTTAGGAGAAGGCTTCCATATCTTAGAATATTTATGGGACATTTTGCTATAATAGCTATCCAAGGAACCATTCGGCATATATTCATATAATAGCATTAGAGGCTCGTTCAATGTGCAGGCTCCCAAAAATAGCACAAGGCGCGGATGTCTTAAATGCGATATGACAGATATCTCATTTATCAAATCCTCGTATTCTAAATCATTATCATTATGTCTCAGATATTTAACCACGCATTCGCTACCGCGCCATTTAACCTTATTAATAATTCCATTAGAACCTTCGGCTATCTTCTCATATATTTTAATTTCTTCTCTACGCAATTCCCACCATTCAGCGCGCCCCCTGAGATTAAAGGGAACCATTTCAAGATAAAGTGAAGATGCTGCAGAAACCATAGAATGACCCGAATGCGATGATTGCGAAATATCTGAATCGACCTTATCATCTGGCGTACTAACAATACTGGCCAAGCTCGCCATACTGGTCATACTCGTAAAACTCGTCATACTCGTAACACTCGCTATACTCGCTATACTCGCTATACTATTATTACTATATCATTTTTTCTATATTATGCGTTTGCGTATCTTTATCGTATCTATCTTATAAATAATCTGCTGAACGGCTTAAATCGGCTTTTGGTACTTCTACGACATTATAGGGGTCTTTGTTAAACATAGGCGATTTAAAAGTGATCTGTTTGGGAATGTTGTAAATATCGCGTAATCTATCGCCGACTATGATATCATCTGTTATAGGAACCTTGACATCATTGTTATTATCTGTGGGTTTCATATAAAACTCGGAAATATGTCTGTCCTTTTGTCTCGCAAAGAGCTTCCAATTATTATTGCCGGTATCCTTTTCATCTGAATTATTTGTAACATATCCTACAAGGCGATAAGTATCACCAACATCATTTGTCCTAATATACATATTTCTGTTCGCGATATTATTAGCAAGTTCTGCGTGTGTTTTGTTATCTGAGCGATTTAAAGGAGGATACAATGGATCATTCAAAACCTTTCTATCACGAATAACTGTCTCATCTCTCTCAGTCTGCTTATTATGCTTGGCTTTATCTAATAGAACATTATAATCATCAATTGATAAACATACCTTATTATTTGCTTCCGGTATAGGGACTGACGCGGGCTTAGCTGCGGCTCCTGATACTTTGGAATCTGATGATGAGAAAATAATATATATTATGAGCGATATGATGATTATAAGGAATACTATTATAACTGCTGTAATTTCATAAAACATTTTTGTATGTTTGTTTTAATTATATAAATAGATAAATATATCCGATATCGGAAATCGGAAAACGGAAAAAGTAAAATTAAAAAATCATATAAAAAGAAGGCGCTATATATAGATAGCTAAGGGCGACAAACAAACACTATACAATAACACGATGGCGAGAAGATACAGCAAGAAATCACACTTTGATGAATTGAGAAAAAACGAGCAGACATCTCGGGCGGGATTTGGATGGGAAGAAGGAGAGGAAGAGAGGCTTCTTGCTATGCGAACGGAAAAATCTTCATATGAAGATATTGCGGCAGAACTTAAAAGGACTTCGCGAAGCATTCAGACGCGCATTTATCAATATATCTGCCGTCTTGTAGAGCATGAGAACGCCGATGAAGCCGAACTAATCGCCAAATACGATGTTAATCCCGATGACCTAAAAGATTTCAAAGTTAAACGTGATGAATACTTTACAAAAGTAAGTGCTCGAAAACGCCCAAATCGTTATAACAAGGATGAATCAAAACCCTATATTCAACCCGAATCTCGCAATATCAATAATGATATTCGCAATGAACTAAATGTTCTTCGCCAAGAAGTTCGCGATCTTCGCAAGGAAGTTCGTGATATCCGCGACCGCATCTAACCGCGACCGCATCTAATGAATATTCAACAAGTTCATTAAAATAGAGATTGCGCTGATGAGGGAATCTATTTTGCCTAAATCATAATTAATAAACCCACCTTCGGTATTTTTTGCATTATCATTATTTTTATCCAATTCTATAGTTATAGTATCGTTCTTCGTAGATATCTGAATATATTTAACAGTTGAGACATCAATCTTAATATTTGCAAGGCTAATACTCTTAGCAATATACTGGTCATTATTGATTATCGTATTATTCTTGATGTTAAAATAGATATCATCTGCGATATCTGCGATCCCATTGATATTTCTTGCGTCTCTTGCTCCTACACCGCCTACGCCGCCTACGCCTCCTACGGCTCCTACGGATCCCTTTGTCTGCTCGGTCATATTATTAAATATTTTGTTATAGTTGATAGTCCTCTTAAACTTTCTGAGCGTAACTAAATAATTGCCGTATAAATATTTTTCGTTTTCATTAGCAAACTTGCGATGATAAGCATTTCCCTTTTTAACAATACTCTTTTTACGAGTATTAGAGGAACTCGGAGAGCTCGGAAAGCCTTGCGAGCCCTGCGAGCCTTGCGAACTCATAGATACCAGGGAATTGATATAACAATCGGCGACAGCAACGATGGCCGATAGTAAAACCAGCAATACTGAGATATATCTAATTGTTATAGCTCTATTCATTGTTCGGGTTATTATATAAACAAATAAATATACTAATCAATTTTTATTACAAAAATATATATAAAAATTGATAAACCTTATATATTAGTTGTCATTAATACCAAATATTACTTATGGACGATGAAATGTGGGAATTATTTAGGGAAATAAAAAACGAAGAAGACAAGCAGAATAAAATAAGTAATGGTATTGATGACAATGAAGCCGGCGAGGATATAATTAAATGCGACTGCGGTTCTATGGATTATCTTATAGAAGATAATATGCATATTTGTAAAAAGTGTAGCTCAATCATCTCTAAGGTTATTGAGAATACCGCAGAATGGAGATATTACGGAAACGAAGACAATCGCGACGGCGACCCTTCGCGTTGTGGAATGCCTACTAATAATCTGCTTCCAAAATCTTCCATAGGCTCTATGATAGGTAGCGGATACAAGGATAATATAGATATGCGTATAATTCGCAAGTTCCAAATGTGGAATAGTATGCCCTATGATGAAAGGACATTATGGAATGTCTTTGATAAAATGACGGCGAATACTATTAACAACGGAATACCCCAGAAAGTCATAGATGACGCCAAGAACCTCTATAAGCAAGCGTCCGAAAAGAAAATATCCCGCGGCGATAATAAAGAAGGTCTTATAGCATCTTGTATATATCATGCTTGTTTAATCAACAAAATCCCTAAAAGTTCCAAAGATATTGCCGCAATGTTTAATATATCGCATGTAACATTAAATAAAGGCAATACGCGATTTCAAACCCTATTGCAGCTCAATGTATCTTCGCCGAATCCTATTGATTTCATATCGCAATACGGAAATAATCTAAATATGTCTATAAATGATATTAACAAATGCAAGGAGCTCGTAAAACTGATAGAAGAAAACGAGATAATGAATGACAACTCGCCTACTTCATCTGCTGCGGGCATCTTGTATTACTATTCGACCGTCAAAGGTCTCGGATACTCTAAAAAGAACTTCGCCAAGGCCTGTAATGTATCAGAAGTAACAATAATAAAATGCTATAAACTAATAAACATATATAACACCTTCATCACAACCCATAAAAGCAACATATTCGCCTAATCCCTTAGCTGGCTATAATATTTATTATAGTATAATATAGTAATTTAATAGATTAGATATGAATTACTATACATATTTAGCATTCGTTATAGCTTTTTTGTGGGGTATTTCACCTGTATTATTTAAATACATTCTTTCAAAAAATATACCATCATATATTATAATTTTAACACAGGCATCTGTATATTTCTTATCAAGCATATTATATATTATTGTATATGAAAGTGATGATATATATGGCGATATACAAAAAAATAGCAAATATATACCATTCCTGATAGTAATATCATTCTTTTCTGTATATGTCGCAAATGTATTGTATATTTTTGCTTTGGATAACAAAGCTAATGTAAATATAATGTCGCTAATAGTATCGCTGGCTCCTGTTATAACATTAATAGCCTCGTTCTTAATATTTCAAGAGATTTTGCCCATAAAAGTATTGATAGGCTTCTTCATAATATTTATAGGCCTGTTATGTATCTTTTTGCCCTTCTAATCTACATGAAGCTACGCTATGCCCTTTATTTTTCTTTATATCTCAGAATATCTCAGAATATCTCAGAATATCTCGTATATATTCGTAAATATTAGATGATATATAATCCTTTTATATTGTAAATGCTATGACAAAAGATGATTTATTTACATCTATATGTAATGGAGATATACAGAACAGCATATTATTGAGTACTCAAATGATAATTATAGACGAATCATTTGATGTATTGGAATTGATTTATATTGATGTGTGTTCCTACATAGGAACCTTTGCGTATATTACAGATATTGGGAAACTCGCAGATATCTATGAAGATATAGCGAATATGATAGATACTGATAAGATAGTTATTAAAAACATCTATATCATTATAACAAAGCTATGTATTTTGTGCGATATTTACAATAAACATCCAGTGGCTAAATGCGGTAATATGTCAATAGCTCTGTTAAAAAACAAAATAGCTCATATATTAAATGCGAATGATATGAAATTGTCGCAGAATGGTATAATGCGTTTTGATGGTATTTTGCCTCCTCATAATCACGAGAATTATAGTACGGCTCTCGGGATTATAGCGATTATCATAAAAACTATTAAAACGACCGACGATTTATCATGCGATGATATAGACAAACTCGTCGGAATCTCTAATAATCTGCGATTAGTCATAGATTATATATTGCGTAAAAAAATAAAGATAGAAACGAAGTTTTATAGCACCGATGACGATATATCTTGGTTTATCTGGGGAGTATATAGTATTCTGTACAAGGACAAGGTATTTGAGAATGCTTTTAAATTATACAATCACGAATATAAGAAGAAGTATAAAATTAAAAGACAGGGGTTATTATATTCTCTCGGATTGCTATGTATCTATATACATAAGCAAGATATATCAAAAGGCTGGACGAGTAAGGAGAGGAATGTCATAGACAAAATAGACGAAATTTCAATCAAATTGTATAACGAAATACGCCGAGATATAATTAGTAAAAACCCTGAACTTTCTGAGAAAACCAATAAACATACGCGCGAGGAAAAAATAAAAGAGAATGATGGCTTGAACTTTCTATTAAATTATGTCCCCGAGATAGATAGCAATAACGCCGATAAACAGGAAGCGCGAGAATACAAAACGAATTATGCCGAAATACCTCGCGTAATAGAAACATAGCTTCGCTGCCTTCGCTGCCTTCGCTGCCTTCGCTGCCTTCGCTGTCTTAGACAAGTCTTAGAGAATTGTATTTTT